CGGTTCACCTGTTCTACCAAGCGTGCAATGGTATCTAATCTGTCGGGCTCTTCTAGCAGAAACTTGAGCTCGCTTTGATAGTTGGTAAATTCGGCATGGTCCACTAGCTGTACGATGTTAACATGACACTGGGCCAGCACCCCTTGACTCTGTAGTTCACTGGCAGTGAGTCGGCCAATCACAGGTCCTAGACTACACTTGAGTGCTTGCGACTCAAATGGCTCTTTGGGTATGGTTCCTGTGAGTCCCCAGCGCAAGGGTATACGACTCATGACTCCGGTTAGTAGTGTTTTCAATGCATCGGCCTTGGCCATGTGTACTTCGTCTACAATAACACATACCACATCCTCTAGGAACTCCTGTATGGTGCAGTCACCTACACCCGACTTGGTATTCTTTAACAGAACATTGAGACTCTGCCAGGTACAGATGGTATGTTGACGGCCCCACTCCTTGCGATCGCCAAAGTACACACCCACATCCTGTTGCATGTTCACATAGTCTTTTTCTGTCTGTGTCACTAGACTCTTGTTGGGCACAATCACAATGGTGCGACCATGGGGTGCTACTGCATTACTCAACGCAGCAGTAATAACAGTCTTGCCTGCGCCAGTGGCAATTTCCTGAATACATTGTGGATTAGCCAGGAAGTTGTTGATGATTTCAACCTGATAATCACGCAACTGCATGGGTTGACCCACCATGGGGTGACCAGCAGGCCAAGCTATGTGACCAAATGAATCTTCGCGTACCTGTTCAAACTCAAACGTAGTTGAGTATTCTCTTTGATCATCTAGTTCAATATCATAGTTGAACTTTTCCAAGATAGGAATAATCTCAGGCAGTAGATTTACATAGGTGCTACCACCCAGTTGGAAGTATGATACCTTGCCGTCCCAACGACCAAGACGCACCGCAGGCAAGTATCTGGCTCCAGGCACATCATATTTGAACGCTGTGACCAAGGCTCGGCGTGCATCCAATTCAAGACCTTCAATCTTGATATTGACTTCGTCACGTACTATGATTCTAGCTGTTCGCATATGATTAGTGTAACATACTTAGCCATGCAAGGTCAAAAAAACAGGTACCTTTTTATGGGTACCTGTCGAAAGTGGGTAGTTTGCACTACCCAGGAGCTACCAATACTTACCAAGCGGTTGGCTCGATTAAGAATTTTTCATACAGGTTGTAGCAGCCAGGGCCTTCCAGTTTTCGGCTGATACCTTGGTCAAGTCTGCGATCTTGAGTGCCATACGCAGGCTGATCTCACGCAAGCGATTCTGGTTGGTTTCCATAAACGCAATAACCTCATCGCCTTGTTCCTGCGTAAAATCGTAGTCGGCAAACAGTTCGCCCTTTAGATAGATCTGCTTGATACGCAAGAAACGATCACGTAGGGTATTAAGAGTCAAGTCAATAAAGTGACAACGACTCTGTAGGGCTTCCAAGTGATCCTGTAACTTCTTGCTCTTGAGGTTGCTGAACTGCAAGTTGGTGATGAAGATGCATGAACCTTTGAAATCAAACATGTCAGGAACACCTTCACGACGCAACATGGCCGAGTCCGAATTCCAGTAGATTCTACGCTTCTTGCCTGAATCCAGGGCGGCCTTGAGAATGTTTAGGCTCAAGTCATCTTGGAATACCGAATCACAGTCGTCAAACACAATCACATTGTTCTTGTCAGAATGTTTGTATAGAGTGCAGTACAAGCCAATTGGAGTCATGGCACCTTTGATCACTTCATACTTGACGCGACGGCCTGACAGCTTGTCAAACAGGCCCGAATGCTCTAACTGTTTCTCTACACCAAACGATTTGCCTACACCAGGAGGACCAACCACAATCATGGCACGGACATCACCGGCGATTGTAGCTTTAGTCATTTGATCAAGGATGTCAAAGCGTTCGCCAATACGAGCCATGACTTGTTCGTCGGTTTCAACCGGTGCCGGAGCATGAACATGTACCTTAGGGTGAGCTACAGGTGCAACGAACTCGCCAACTGGCACTGATTCGGCTGTAAATTCTACATCCTCTATTGAGTCTACATTGACCCGAACTACTTCGGGCATGTCTGGGCCAAAATAGCCCGCAGATTTTACAGTCACATAGCCTCCTTTGGCTCCAGTTTGGAAGCCTTTGACCAATTCAAAGACCATTCCGTTTACAGGTTGATTACGATAGGTACCGCTTTTGATTAAAATTGTTGACATCTTTTAGCTCCTTAACTATATTGTTAATAATACTATTATAAGGTATTTGTTATTTTTGGTCAACCGGGAATTTTCGAGCTATTTCGCGCACCTTGTCTTCGTATTGGATCTTGGTCAGGAATATGCCGTAGAGTGTGTATAACAAGCCCAGGATCATTATACCTGCGAGCCCTTGCATTACTGTTTCGCGATCCAGGTAAGTGATTACTAACTGGACGATTCCTGCTACAGCCGCTATCAATGCTACCATTCCTACAGTTGCTATTGTTGCTCTTGCTTTTTGATTCTTTATTACCATGTATTTTGCCTTTCTTCGCAAATTGTTGTCTAATTACTACACTATGTAACAATTATAGCAAATGGAGACTTTTTGGTCAACCGTAAAAAAACCCTACACTGGGTAGGGTTTTTCGATGGTGTTTACTGTGATCAGGTGACCCAAACATTGGCCAGGCTCACGTTAAGAGCATAGGAAATCGTGCTACCCGATGGAACCACCCAGGTCCATTGACCTTTGGAAACAGGATTTGGCGGTACCTGAGGTACACCGTCAATTTCCACGCTGCTGCGGCTGTCAGGTGTGCCTTCACTGTTGCTGGGCACTCCGTTGTAGCTTTCCAGGAATACGTCAGCGGATCCGTCTATGATGCGATTGCCTAAGACCTGGATCATGGCTCCTGCAACTGACTGACTTGGAGTAACCTGCACGGTAACACCGTCGGTACTGAGCGCAGAAACGGTTGTGTTTGCTGCTACACCGGTTCCGACTACACGCCCACCGATATATTGTATATTGGCAACCACATTGCCAATGCTAATATTGCCCATGGTCAGTGTAGTCCCATCAATGGTACTGTCATCGCCTTGGCATGATACCTTGGGATAATCCATATAGTTACAGTAGATATCTCTTAAGGCAATACCTGATCCGCCGGTAACAGTGATGGACATGGGATAAGCGCCAGCGAAATCAGTTGGAAATAGACCACTGGTATCGGGTACTGAAAACAGCACCGGCGCCCCTATCAAATTGACGTCGGGTGCAGGTAAAGGTTGATCTTGAGTACTGACAGCCCCACTAAAAACTGTGGTACCATTTATATTTGCAGTCAAGGATACTGGCGTATTTCCATACGCATATCCGTAAAAATTCATTGTTCTGTTTTGAGCCATTATAGGAATCTCCTGTGTTGTTATTTATCTGCGGCGATCAAGACTGATCGCAATGCTGAGTCAAAATACGTTCTTGGTGCCATTCTGCGGCATGTGGCCCTACAGCATATTCTTGAAAACAAGGTGTGCCCAGGGTATAGTGTAGCAGTTTGGCAGCAGGATTAGAGCCAAATTCGTCGGGCAACCAGTTCCACTCAATAGGCAAAGCACCAATATTGGCATCATTGATCCAGCTAAATCTGTGTAGATAGCTACCGGTTTTTTGAGCAACAAATTCAGGTGTCAATATTGTGTGTTCTTGTGCCGAACAGTTCCACAAGATCACGCTGCTCCAGTTTTTACGAGGATAATTGTTATTGCTATTACCCAGATACTTGGTTGGACTATGAGTCTGGTAGTCATGCTTGACTACCTGCAATGCAACATCAGGATCCTGTAGATTCCACAGTTTAACAATGTCGTCGCGCAGGATCATATCACCATCCATGTAGATGGCTCGACCTTGATAGTTCATAAGATGTGGAACTAAAAATCTACTGTAGACAAAAGGATTGCTGGCATCAGTGTGTGTTTCGTTGTAGCCTGACAGAAGATTTAGCGCCAATGGTACGATGGCCACCGGCTGACTGGCCAATCGGATCATGCTGTTGACGCAGGTATGATAAGCTATGGCCTCTCTAGGATCATAGCCAACAAAAACTGTGATCATTTTCGTTCGATATCTTCTTCTACGCAGGACTCACCGTACTGTATCTCAACTATCCTACAGGGTTTATCTGTGATGTTGTACAAGCGATGCCAGGTTCCGACTGGAATCTCTATGGTATCGTGCAGATTCAATCTACTAACTTGGAATTCTGTATCGACCTGGGCCACACCCTCGCTGACTTGCCAGTGTTCGGATCGCTTGAAATGCCGTTGCATGCTGAGGCTACAGCCAGGATTGACTGTGAGTTCTTTGACCTTCATGCCAGGCACATCGTGTAGCACACGATAGGAGCCCCAGGGTCGTTCGGTCTTCATTGATGCCCCATGTAGGTCAAGGCCTTGTTCAACCAGATCAAGGTCAGTTCTGATTGGCGTACTTCGCCAAAACGATTTACACAATCTCTTGCGGTCAGTGGTAGCAGGTCTTTTTCGGCCAGATCGTACCATGAAGTCCTGCGAGGATCCATGGGCCTAACGGTACTTTTATAAACTACTGCACTGATCCAAGGATCGTTGGCCTCCTTAAGGAAAAAACCATTTTTGCAATCCCATCCTGACACAGCCAACATGTGTATTAAACTAACAACAGTGAAGTGATTGTACACTCCTGATTCTTGTGTAAAATGCTGATGTCCTCTATATATATTGGTAGTTTGTGGTACAGTTATGGACAACATGGCACCTTCGGCTGCGGCTTCCCACCATCGAGACAATGTAGCTACCGGATTGAGACAGTACTGAAATGAATCATGTGACCATAGAACATCGTATGGTTTACCATCTAACAGTTCTAAAGGTTGCTCAAAATCTTGACTGTGGAATTTGACATTGGGCAAACGATCTGCTAACGACAGTGCCGGTGCAAGATCTAGACCTTTGCAGGCAATATTGAGTGGTTGTGGCGTGTCATCTCTAGTGGTCCTGGTGGCCCACCATTCTAAGTCGGCTCCAGTGCCGCAACCTAGATCTACCAAGGTGCTGATACTGCTCATAAAGTCGTCGTACTCGTACAGCATGTCTAGCACACGACGACTGTGTTCATGGCTCTGTTGTGGTGTTGCAAATGTCATATCTGTATATCTTCCATACCGGCAGCCCTTAATCTTACTATATGGCCCAACATAAAATTCTTGCTTTCGTAGGCTTTGATTATGCCTAAAAATTTGTTTCTTAACAGAGCCACTTCATTGATAATGGTTTCAAAATCAATCACTTCATCTTCGCCATCAACATATTTTTCTGCGTCTCTACTGGTCAATGCCCGGGCATAGCCTTCTAGATACTTTTGAAAATGTTTGCGACGAATTTTCCTCAATTGTATATTGAGATAGTTTAATACTGCTTCAATTTCCTGTAGCTGATTAAATCGGCGTTCAGTTATGCCAGGCAGATTGCTGATATTTTTTTCTACCAGGCCGCCAATGCTGCAGTCACGTCTAGCTTCATCTAGCTCGCCTTCGTAATAGGCAATAAAATCAGGAATGTTACCTAAATCACTTATAACTTTGCTATACCACATGTTCTAGTTCTTTCGTTAGCCAAGGAAATATTTTTTGCCAGTTTAGATTGCGACGGCGATCAATTTCGTTCAGGTGCGTGAGTAATTTAATTATTTCTTGCGTGTTTCTGCCTGCTTGTGCAATCTGACAACTGACTCCAAGCATGTAATTTTTTATTTCTTTCTGTTGCCAAGTATCTTCTGGCATAATACTTAGTATTTTTTTGAAATCGTTGTCAAAGAATCCTGCACCAAATATGTCAGGATTCATGTGTGAGGGAGTATTTACAGTGATCAAATGATGTCCTATTTCTCGTGACTGTCTGTGCCCATTGATGTATTCAATCAGTGCCGGTATGCTGGGCACAGACAAGGCCGATATGACCTGATTGATGTTCAGAGTGATCCAACGCTCTTTTACCAAGTATTCGAAATTTTCTCGCCATTGGTCAAGATTCAATCCGTGTCTGATATACTCCTGTTCTGGCCCCCAACAATCAATACTGGCTGTGAGATCAAAACGTTTGATTTTTCTAGTGGCCACTAGTTCACGTATGCGGGCGATGTAGTTTTTGAACTTTTCTGGTGCTATCATAAGATTACTGATAATATTAAATTCTAATTCAGCATTTTTATGA